ACGAACGCGGACATCGTGGGCGCGAAGGTGGGCGCGACGTACTCGGGACTGAAACTCTTCCACAACACCGACATCGTCGCGGTGGACGTGATGGCCTCTCCGGGGCAATGGCACCGCCAGGTACAGGAGGCGGGCTTCGCCTTGTGCGAGGAGGAGAGCCGCAGGGCGCACTGGCTGTTCTCGACGCCGGACTTCACCCCGCCGGACCTGATGTCGGAGGTGTTGCCTGGAATGCGGTCCGCTGATCCGCCGCAGGACATCACGGACTTCGTGAACGGGAACTACAACGCTGCGACTCCGGGCGGCGTGGCGCGGCCGACCGCGTGGGTGCCTTACCCGCCGCTGGTGACGGAAAACACGGACCACGCCTCGGTGCACGGGTTCTACCTGAACTACTTCGACCAGTACAGCAACAAGGACGTCTGGGAGGGCTACGAGGGCGACTTCGCCCAACTCATCGCCAAGACTGACCGCGAGAAGGAGCGGTGGTATCCGGTTGCGGGGACGCAGCGTGGGCTGTTCCGCGACGTGAACCGGGTGCGCTACAGCCCGGACGTCGAGGATCGTCAGAAGATGTACGAGTTCAACGGCGTGCTCCAGCAGGTCGTCAACCCGATCCGCAACAAACTGGGTACCGGCATTTTCATCGACGGGCAACGCACCATGCTCCGCGGCACCACGGCCCAGGCGCGGGATCGGATCAATGTTCGGCTCCTGCTGAACAAACTCGGGAACCTGCTCGAACTCGCGAACATGAGATACGAGTTCGAGTTGAACGACCCGATCCTGTGGAGGCAGGTCGAGGCGACCGGGCGGCAAATCATCGGGCCGATGTTGTCCAAGCGGGGGCTGGAAGACGCGGAACTGGTTTGCGACACCACCACGAACACCCCTGCGGTGCGCGACCAGTTGAAGTGCGTGGCTCGCCTGATGATTAAGCCTGTCAAGGCTGCGGAGGTCATCGAGTACAACGTCATCATCGTCCCGTCCGGCGTCAGTTTCGAGGAAGTGTTGGCCGCATAATCTGCTGGTACCAGCAGTTGTGGAGGAATGGTCATGCCGACGTACAGATACAACGCGGATCACATCGCCCAGGCGCGGGGAAAATACAACCCGCAGAAAAAGAACATGGGCATGTTCGAGTGGCACATCGACGGCTTGGTGCCGGGAGGGCAGGAGATCCTCATGCTTTCCCTCCAGGCCGTCACGGTGCCGGGATACACGGTGGGGCGCGGGGAAATCACCTACTTGAACGGGACGGTGTTCTTCCCCACGAAGCCGGAGCCGCTGGAGGCGATCAAGGCAACCTTCCGCGACTACCACGATTCCGGCACGCGCGAAACCTTGGAGAAACTCTTCTACAAGGTCTACGATCCGCGCACCGGGACGATGGGGTTGCCGGCGAACATCAAGTCCCAGGCGACGATGGTGCTGCTCCGCGAGGACGACTCGCAGGGCAGGGCCTACCTGCTGGACGGGGTGTTCCTGATGAACGAGCCCAACCGGGAGTTCGGTTTCGATGACGGCGAGCAGGTCCAGATGGAGATGGAACTTTCCGTGGACTTCATCACCGGCCGCGCCCGGTAATTTCCAGATCATTGTTGCCAAGTAAGGAGATACCCCGATGGTCGAACAAGGCAGGCTCAAGTCGTGGCAAACTCGTGACAGGCTGACTCGGGTTGTTCGGTTGCCTTCTTGCGGTTGGCTCTATGGTGACCTTCTGCCGGACGGCAAGGTGACCATGAGTGCCATTCGTGGGGAGGATGAAGAGATTATCTCCGGGGCCGGGGAGGGCGCCTCCGCCCTCCCTGTGCTCCGCGAGAAGTTGCAGCAGTTGACCAACATGGGTCGGCTGCCCTACCCGCAACTTCTGTTTTCCGACTGGCTGGCACTCCTGTTCAACTTCTTCGCCTTCAGTTACGGTTCCCAGATGTCCTTCATGCCCAAGTGCCCTTCTTGTCGGCAATTCCCCTCCGAACCTCATGTCATGGACCTGGCGGAATTGCCCTGCACGATCTACGACGAAGATCCGACGATGGAGCGCGACAAGTTTCACGAGCCTTTCGAGACGAAGGCATTGCCGCCGCACGGCGACATCCTCACTTACCGCCTGCTGCGGGTGCAGGACCAGATCGCCGCAGAGGATTTTTACAGGAAGGGCCTCAAGGCGGGGAAGCGGGGCGACTTCGTTCGGTCCTACGCGATGGCGCGGCACGTCGTCGGAGTCAATGGCGACGAGGTGAATCTGTTCGAGGCCCTGGACTATATCCGCAACGGGACGACGGGCGAGACGCTGATGGCATTCCGCCGCGAGATTTCCGAGAAGGAACCTGGGTACAACATGACGGTGGATCTGACTTGCCCGCTCTGTGGTGGTGCGTTCGACGTTCACCTGCCGGAGGACGGATCATTTTTTCGTCGGGTGGATTCCGAGTCTCGACGGGCTAAGGCAGCAACGATACTCGATGATGAACTCCGATCAGGGGGGACTCAGTTACCTGGATTGGGCGGCGATGACGCCGTGGCAAAGGGATGATTACTGCATCCGGTTTAACGAGTACCAGAAAAAGCGGAAGGCTGACTTAGAAAAGAAAAAGAAAAAGAACAAGCATGGCTAAGGGCGACAACATCGAACGGTTTGCCTTCATCTACGAACTGGAAGAAAAGAAATTCCAGGTCGCCATGAAGAAAGTCACCGACTCCGTGGACACCTTCACGAAGGCCACGCAGAAGGGACTTGACCGTTTTGTTGAAGACCTGAAAAGTGCGAGGGATGCTGTCCTGCGGTATGCGGGAAATAAGGTCATTCGTGCCTTGGATCTGATAGGGATTCCTATTGAACGTCAGGCGCAGGCGTTCATGCTGATTTCCAAGGGGGCCAAGATCGCCAGCAAGGCCATCGGAGGCATGGCCCGTGGCGGGAAAATGTTTACAAGTTTCATCGGCAAGGCGGCAACCGGCTTCAAGAAAACAGCCCGCAGCGCCTTCGATTCCCAGGTGTCGATGGGGAACATCCTGGGAATCGTTATGAAAATCGCCAAGATGGGCGGGATGGCTGTCTTGTTGGGACCGCTCATGCCGTTGATTGACCCGTTTATGAAGTTGGTCAGTATCATCGTAGACACGTTGCAACCGGCGATGGAGGTGATCGAGGGGGCCATGACCGCCGCGTTCGCACCGCTGGCCGTCGCCTTTCAGAAACTTGCCGTGAAGATCCTGCCTTACCTAATGAAGGTCATAGACCCCATCGTCGCCATGCTGGTGGGCCTGGTAGAAAACTTCACCACGTTCTTCGCCGATATGCCGTTCGAGCAGTTGACCGATACCTTCATGGAACTCGTACCCCTTGTAAATGAACTGGTGACCTCGTTCGTGAAAGAGTTCCTCGCGCCCACGGCTATCAAGATGGTCAAGGTCATCATGGGCGTGGTTCAAAAACTCGTGGTCTTCGCCGTCAAGTTCGTGAAGACCATATCCCCGTACCTGCCAAAGTTCTTTGTCATCCTTCAGAAGGTTGCAGACCTCATCCTTTCCGCGTTGGGCAAGGCGTTAGATACGCTGCTGGAGGAATTGATTAAACAACTGCCGACGCTGGTGCCTTTGATCGAGTCCATGTTGCAGTTATTCGAGGCGTTGCTGCCGATCCTTATTAAACTGCTGCCTCCTCTCTTGGAACTCTTCGCCAACGTGCTGGGAAAGTTCCTGGTCCCCGGCATGATTAAACTCCTCGATCAAATGGTTCAGGGATTGATTGCCTTGGTTGAGGCGTCGGGGCCAGCCATCGAAATGATACAGGACGTCTTGGAGACTTTGAACGAGTGGTGGGAGCGGAATGAGGACGTCTTCCCGCAGTTCTGGTCAACGATTGAGGAGGGCGGGAAGGAAGTCGTGGACCTTTTGGTGAAGGCGGGAGAAACCATCGTAGAGTTCTTCAAGGACGCCAAGGAGGTTGCAGACTACCTGGTGGAAACTACGACGAAGTGGCTGGGCAAACTCAAGAAGGCGTTGGAATACGTTGGGCTCATAAAAGGGGAGTCAGAAGAGGACAAAGGCATTCGGGCGGGTCAGGCAGCCGAAGCATCCTTGGAGCAAGAGAGGGAACGGATTGCCACCCAGATGGAAGCCTACCGCGCGGCCGGTTGGCAGGAAGAGGCGATTGCCGCTAAACGAGCAGAGTTGGAAGCCGGAGCGTTTGTCCGTTCAGAAAATCTTCGGGCAAGGGTATTAACGGGGGTCGAAGAAAAACAAGAGGGCGGCTACATACCGTCTCGGCAACTTGTCGTCGCGGGTGAGAAGGGACCAGAGTGGGTTGTGCCTGATACGCCCGAGGGGTTGACGGAATACATTCCGAAGATGATCCGCAGCGTTCTTGGCGGTGCGCCTGCGATGGGTGCGGTGACTGCTGCGCCGGTATCTATGGCGGGAGTGCAGGATCTCCTTCGGGAAACGAATAGGTTGCTCAAGGCGATTGAACTGAACCTGGCCGATCAGTCCGACAACGTGGGCTTGTTGCCCGAGGGCTTGAACTAATGCCCAGCGTCGTAGATTTCAACTATTCGCCGTGCGCGTTGGTACTGGAAACCAACCCGCTGGAGCGGGTGAGTTTTCAGTCCTTCCCTGATCGTGGGATCGGTGAAGGATATTCCGCGACGTATGCGCCTACGACTGGACGCGCCGCAGAACCGTTCGGTCGGATTTGGGGTGGAGGGGACTGGGCAGCCATTCAACTTGAACTGGAGTTTCGTGCTGGATTGAGCCGTTCGGAAATAGGCCCTCCGGGCATCGCCATCGGGAAGATGATAAACAAAATCAACTGGTTAAAGGCTTGTCCGTTTCCTCGTCCCGATACGCGCCCTGCTCGGCAAGCGAAGGTGGTTGCAGGGCAGCCGAAGTCGTTCGGCAAGACGGATCAGACGAGTTACGGGGGCCAAGCCGCCGATCCTCCTATCATCCTGTTCGTCTGGGGCATGTTTATGACGCTGCGGGGTGTCGTCACCGATTGGCGGCTGACTTGGACAGGTCCCTACGAACCGATTTCAGGAAAGCCGCATGGCGCGGAGATTTCGTTGTCCTTTCAACCGCAGAGCGGTTTCTACCCGAACTGGTACGACATTCGTGACGGCAGTATGCCGAACACGATCCTTGGACGGTTCATCTAATGGCTGACTTTGAATTGCAGTTGCCGTCCACCTCCTTCTTCAAGGAGACCAAACTCCTTCAGCAGGGAGGCAAGGTCTTTTTCAGCCTGTGGAACGTTCCCAAGATTCGGTTGGACGGAGATGAAAAGAAGATCCGCGTAAGCGAAAAGGATCGAGGGACGCTGGACTTCATTGCCTTTGAGGAGTACGGGGACAGGGAATATGCCCCCGCGATTCTGATAGTCAATCACCTCAACTATGTCCCCGAGGACGTTGTGCCGGGAATGGTGCTGACACTTCCGAAGATGGTTCGGATTCTGGAAGCCTTGCAGGGGGTGACGGGTGGCAGGTAGCGGCTCCATCATGTTGCAAGACTCGTTGGGGATTCACGACATCACGCCCCAAGTCGTGAAGTTTGTCTACACCAATTCGTTGATCGCCGGCCACACCCGCTGGAAGTTGTGGTTTGACACGGCGCAGTGGGCCGCCTGGAACGACCTCTTGGTGGGGAACGGTTTTCGCTTTTCCTTGAAGGTGCGGAGCGAGAAGGATAAAGCCGTCTCGGAATCGGATTGGTTGAACCTGGTCGTCGATCTTTCCGCCGGGGATCTGGTCAGCACTCGGTTCAAAGGCATCATTGAAGGGGGCGGGGCCGAGTTGAAGATGATGGAAGAGGAGAAACGGAAGGCGTATGTCAATACGACCGCCAGCCGGATCATTAGCCAGATTGCAGCCCTGTATGGGTTGACGCCGGACGTCGGGAGTTCGTCGGTGGTTGCCTCTTGGTATCAGGCGAACCAGACGGACTGGGACATGCTTCAGGAAGTCTTACAAGCCTACGTCCCCTCTGCAAACAATCGCGGGGATTCTTACTTGAACATCGAGGGGACGACGCTGAAGGTTGCGCCAATCAATTACGCCTTGCCGTCCGTTCGGAAGTACGACTTGACGCAATCGGATGACAGGACGCCGCGAGTAACCTTCCGCTACTATGGCGGGCAAGTATCTCGGAAAGGCGTCATCGTGGAGGGCAGAGGCTTCGACCGTTCGACGGGGATGCCTCTGAAGTTCACAAGCACTCCCATGACGGCGCAATCGTCGGCCTTGGCGGACAAGATTCCTGTGAGCCTGACCAACAAGAAAAAGGTGTTGATTTCCTCTTGGGGCCGCTTGGACCTCATCCAGGCGCAGGTGATGAGGGAGCAGGCGAAGTATAGCCAGCGGTTTTTCGGAATCGCCATCCAGGCGTTGAACGACCTGACCGTGAAGTTGCGGGACATGGTGGAGATTTCCATGAAGGACTCCGCCGGCTCCGGTGCGCCCACGGAAGGACGTTACGGGGTGTTCGAGACGCGGCTGGTTTATTCCCCGCAGAGGATCTACTCGACCATCATCGGCTATCGCCAAGAGTCCTACACGGGGCCGCAGACGGCGATAGGCGCACCTGTTTCAACATCGAGTGGAGTGGACAACTACCGATCAGGCGCGGGTGTGGATCAAACGACGACGCTGAAATCCGTACCGCTGGGAGCATAGCATGGCGCGAGTCTACGCTGGTTTCTGGGAGGGGGTTGTTGCAGACAACAAGGCCCCCGAAACCGAACCGCCGGGGTCGGTCAAGGTTCGGATTCCAGAAATCCACGGCGACATTACAGAAATATCAGATGCCATGTTGCCTTGGGCTTGGCCCAACCTGATGTTCGCCGGTCCCCAATGCGGCTTGGTCGGCGGACCTCCGGTGAACGCCATCGTCAACATCATCTTCAAACATGGGGACAAGAGATTTCCCATGTGGATCGGCGGAGGGTTCCGTACCGGAGAAGTGCCGGCGGCGTACCTTGCAGGCAAGAGCGGCTTGGAACCGAAGACCTGGCTGTGGCTGACGCCTGGGGGTTATGGAATCATCTTCGACGAAATGGCAAAGGTGGTGACGCTTCGTGCGCCGCAACCCAGTCTGGCAAAGGTTGTTTTGGACGTTACGTCGAAGAAGGTAACAATCTTCGGAGACACAGGCAGTAAGATCGAACTCGACGACACGGCCAAGACGGTGCTGGTGCAATCGCTTGCAGGCAACAAGTTGAGTATCGACGATACCAGCCAGATCATTTCCCTCGAGGGAGCCAGCGGGCAGAAGTTGGAGTTGAATGAGTCCACGGGGCAAGTGCAGTTGAAGGGCACCGCCAAGGCAATCTTGACGGCGGCGCTCATGGAAATCGGCGTGGGTGCGACGGAAGCGGCCGTTCTGGGGACGGCGTTTATGACCTTGTTCAACGCGCACACCCATACCTATTTCCCCGGGCCGTTGGCGCAGGCACCAACATCGCCGCCGGTGATACCTATGGTGGCGGGGTTGCATACGTCGGTAGTAACCAAGTTGAAGTGAGGATCTGCTGGTACCAGCAGATGACGGCGTTGGAACCGGTGATGGCATATCCGTTCGGGGGTTACGGGGTAAAGGATGTCTTCGCCCCGAAGGACTTGCACAACGTCTACATGACGGCGATCAGGAACATTCTGTTGACAGAGAAAGGGACGTTGCCTTTCAACCCGACGTTCGGATCGAATATCCAGAAATTCGTTTTCGACCTGAACGACATAGTCAATCAGCAACTCGTTCTCTACTACGCTTTCAAGGACATCCAAGAGCAGGAACCTCGGTTGCGGGTTGTCGGGTTTGACGCCAGTTTCGACGTGGACAAGTACAAGATGAACTTCACGGTAGCGTTCGTCGAGTTTGACGATCCCAGCCAGATAGTGCGGACGGCGAAGATTGACAACATCCCTTTGAAGAAGGCGTAACCATGCAAGTTCCGACGCAACAATACACCGCTTGGACGTACCGGAGCACGATGGATGCCCTGGTCGTCCACCTGCGGGCAAAGTTCCCTGACGGGCATTGGGAGAAGTTGCTCGACCAGGACGTGCCGCGCGCCTTGCTGTCGTCGCTCGCCTGGATGCACGAACAAGACGCTTTCTACATGAATCGTCGGTGGTTGAACGACTACCTGGAGTTGGCCGACGACCGGACCACCGTGGTTGAACTCTGCAAGTCCCTCGGCTACAGATTGCGTCCGCCTTCGGCCGCGTCCGTCTCCGTGCGCGCGTATCCCCAGCCGGTTAAGCCGGTGCCTGTCGTCATCCCCAAAGGAACGGTGGTACCCTACAAGGATACCTACTTCGAGTTCTTGGAAGAGGCGACGGTACCAGCCTACGCGAGTTACTGGCCCGACCCTTCGACCACGGATGTCATAGTCTTGACGGAGGGACGGACCCAGACAATCATCTTCACCTCCGATGGCACCCCTTGGCAGGAATTCGTGATCCCGTTCGAGCGTGTCATCGAGGGCAGCCTGGTCATCGAGGTCGCCGCAGAGGCGTGGCAGGAAGTTCCGTCCCTGATTTACGTCGAGGGGGACAGCCTCGGTAGGGACACCTTCACGGGAGACGGCCTGGACAGCCAGGAGTACCAACTCGCATTACTCAATGCCATCATTGATCCTACCCACCATGACCGTCTGACCGTCATGGTGGATGGCGTCGAGTGGGCTTACGTTTCCACCTTCACCGGGGCCGCGCAAGAGTTCACCGCCTACCAGAACGTGAATGGAGAAGTGTTCGTGCGGTTCGGTTTGAACCTGGACGGCTCTGCTCCTGGCGTCGGTAGCCTCATAGAGGTTCTGTACCTCATCTCCGGTGCACAGAAGAGATACGAGTTGCGGTTCTCTGAAAAAGAGCAACCGACCCTCACGTTCGGGGATGACGAGACAGGCAAGATCCCGCCCATTGGATCGGACATCAAAGTCACCTGTCGGGTGGGCGGAGGGGTTATTGGAAATATCGACATCGGCGAATTGGACGTGACGGTCACCGCGTACCTCGGCGAGGCCCCTAATCCCATCGCGGGCACAACCCCCGATTCGACGGAAGTGCGTCTGTTCAACTACTCGAAGGGCTCGGGAGGAAATGCGCGGGAAGACATAGAGCACGCGAAGTTCTACGCGCCGCAATACGCGCAGGCAAACAAGAGGGCCGTTACCCGCCCTGACTGGGAAGTGCTGGCGGCGACGTTCTATGATCCTCGCTACGGCGCCCCTGCTTACGCTTCGGCGAAGTTGCACCAGCGGGTGCCTGAGTCCAATCAAGTCGATGTGGCTTTGTGGAGCCGCGATTCCACGGGGCGGTTGACGGTCGCAGGGGAGTCCTTGAAACTTGCCGTCGCCAAGTTCTTGCAGTCCCGTCGAACGGTATGCACCTACGAACTCATGGTGGACGGGATCACCTACTACTTCGACGTGTACCTCGCGGTTTCCCTGAAGCGGAACTTCTTCACGACGACTGTGAACAGTCAGATCCAGAACGCGGTAATCAAGTTCTTCGACTCGGCGCTGGTAGCCCCCGGAAAGGACGTCCGGATCAACGAACTGTATCGCGCCTTGAACCAGATCGAGGGCGTCTACACAGTCGTTATCGAAGCCGTTGTGGGGACGGAATTGATTGCCCAGAACCAGACGGCGAGTGGGCTCACGGCGCAGTTCGATTTCCTGTTCAACAATCCCCTGGGGCAAGAGTTGGTGCCTGAGTCGTTCAGCGTGGCCGCCAACGGGCAGACAATTTCCGATGACGGTAGCGGAGGCATGGTTGGAGACGCTGATCCGCTGGGCACCAACAGCATCGACTACGCCACGGGAAAGGTTGTGGTTACGTTCCAGACGATACCTCCCGTCAATCAGAACATCAGGGCAGAGGTGAGATACACGTCGCGGCTGGAGTGGGAGGAGGACATCACGACGGCGATGGCGGGATTGGCCGTGCTCGACCGCGTGACGGAATACTTCCCTCTCGTCAAGCGGCCTGTCATCGGCGTTGGTACGGGGCTGGTACTCGATTTTTACTTGCCCTCGTACCTCATGCCCGTCGTTCCAGGCCGGTGTTTCTTCATCGGCGGGTACGGCGCACCTTTGGCGTCTCCCTTTGGACCGGAAGAGTACGCCTATGACGATGGTGAGGGAAACATCGTCGGGGACGTGGACCCCTTGGCTACCAACAAGATCGACTACCGGACGGGGCGAGTTCAATTCACCTGGATCATTACGCCGTTCCGAAATGCCCCCTTGAACTTCGTAGGGACGCTGGCCCCCAACGCGGACGGCGTGACTAAGGACTTTGCGTTCAGCGTGGCCGGCTGGCCTGGTGGATACAAGGGCAACGTCAGGTTTGACTTCTCTGCCTATCCGACCTGGGGCGTCGAAGCGGAGATGTTCGCAAACTGGGCGGAGCAAGTTCTTGGGGCGTACCTGGACAACCGTGGCGACAGCATCTTCAACCATGCGTCGGGACTCGGCACGCTGCACTTCGCCACGCCGCCGCAATCACCAGGGGCGCCGCCGCATACCTTCCCGGTGCAAGTAACGTCCACGACCCTCTTGGTGTATTCGGCGTTCGTCTTCTCCGTGAAGACGCCGTTGGCACCTGGGTTCGACTTGTATCTGTTCGCGGACAACGACGGTGTGCTTTGGGGTACGACCCCCGACGCTTTCCCCGTGTCGCGGTTGACGCATAAGACGGGTCATGCGGTTGCGCGTCTGTCTGCGGCGGTCGCTGCGGGAAGGGTTGTCAAGTTGGCCTACGACTCTTTCTTGCAATCGAACTCGAAGAACCTGCCCATTGGGGCCAACTCCATCGGGACGTTCTCGCGGACGACTATTCGGGAACTGGCTGAGGAGATTGACCTGTGAGCAACGGGCCGAGTAACAATTTGAGGGTGGACTTCTACAAGTTGCTCCTCCCTGAACTCAAAGCCGAGGATCAGAGGACGGGTTCCTCTGCGTTCCTTGACGTCTGGGACGACCCGCAGGCGGAGATTGCCGAGTGGGATGCCACCGATCCCTTCATTGCCGTCTGGGACCGTGTTGGACTCAAGCCTGTGATCCAGAGGATTTTCTGGTGCCTGGAAACAGAGCACGGAAAGTTGCTGGATGAAATTGACTCGATGGAGGATCTGCAAGACCCGGACAAGTGCCCTGAAAAGTATCTGGGCTACATTGCCTCGTCGCTTGGCTACGACTTGGACGATGCCCTGACGGTGAAGGAAAAACGTGAAACCATCAAGGGCATCCTGATCGCCTACAAGGAACACGGGACGCCGATTTCGTGGCAGGTGTTCTATCGGATGCTCGGTTTCCGAATTCTGTTTTATCCGCTCTGGAAAAAAGAGTACGCGGAGGATCAGGATAGGTACTCGCGGGACCGGTTCGTTACCACGACGCCGTTCGGTCCTCTTGTCATCACCGCATATACGCCGACGTTGCCGCAGGCACCGTTGCGGCCGAGCGCCATCCTTATTACCGATGGAACGGAGACGTTCCGCGACGACGGTAAGGGACGGTTGATTGGAAACTTGGGCGGCTACGGCACGGTGAATTACTTGACGGGAGCCATCGACGTTCACTTCAAACCGCCGGGGCCGGTGGGACCTATTACGTTGACGGGCGAAACGGTGAACGAGGAGTATCCGTACCACGCCGCGCGGGTGGACATGGACTTCTTCCTGGTGCCTATCAAGGGAGGGCCAGCACCAGCGGTTACGCCGGAGTTCATCACTAAGATCCTCACCTACCTCGAGGAGGTGCGGCCCATTCACGTTTTGATCCGCACGTTCAATCTCATCTTGACGGTGGACGACGAGTTGACGAACTTCGTGACAGATTCCCTCTGTTGCGGCCCCAGCCTGGGGGTGGACCACTACGCATTAGAGGATAAGTATTACGCAGGGGATGTCGGACCTCGACCCGAGGATTCCAACCTTACCATCGACAAGGGTGGAGCAGACAAGCAAGTGATCGTGGACGACTTGACCCCTTTCATAAATCCTTTCGCGGGCGACCCTCTTGTGATAACATCGAGTCCGGCCCAACCTCACGACGGCGCGTATTAGGGGACGGAAGATGCCTGACCAACTTGCCTTGTTCGTGTTTGAGACGCCGGCGCGCGGGGCCGACCTTGCCTCCCAAGTGGTGCGGGAAAACTTCATGTCCCTGGGCACCACGAACTACACCACGAATCCGGCGTACCCCAAGAATCCTCGTAAGGGAATGCTCCGGGTGTTCGATTTGAATGGGGCTGG